AACGATGTCCGAGCCGACGGCGGCAACATCCTGGCCGAAGCTGGCGAGGGCTTCTCCCGGCTGCGCGGCGACACCCAGAGACCGATTCGGCGTCTGCGGGCTTACATCGTTAGTAACTTGCGGGAGTCTAGGCATTCGGTGGCACGTAGAGCGGCGTTGCAGCGTTCGGCGTCAACGGCAGTGTCCCGTTGTTATTCCACGCGCCGGGTTTGCGCTTCCGGTTGAGGTCGATGGCTTGATTGGTGATCTTATAGCCCTGCGTCAAGAGTGTTCCAGCCGCGTTATACCGCGAGGCAGTCTGTGCATTCTTGCCGGCAATCAGTTGTCCCTGTGCTTCGAGTGCCCCTGCGCGACGGATGTTCAAAGCGTTCAGTTCGGCTTGTCGCGCGCTTTCTGCTAGAACGTCCAGCGGGCTTCCCGACATTTCTACGCCCGAAGATCCCACGGTGGCCCGCGCCTGAGAGATGATGCGCTGATCGGCATAGCGTTGCTGCTGTTCCTGTGCAGCCGCTTCTTGTGTGGCCTTGTTTGCGTTGAATTGGGCTGTCGCAAGGGCGTCATTGCCCGCCTTCAGTTCGCCACCGACACTGACGCCGGTTCCGACGATATTCGCGCCAAGTCCGATCATGGGCAGTATGCTTGCCATCAGAATAACCTCACAAACCGAATCCACGTCTCGCCGTCCGGCCCATAGCAGGGCATGGCGCCTTCGCTCTGAAATCCGAGCCGCAGTACCCAGCGTCGAGACACCGTATGACTCTGCGGCACGTCCATTTGCAGGCGCCGTAAATTTCGTTCCTTCGCGATTTCCTCGATCTTGCGCTTTACGGCACGGTGGAAGGTGCAAGGGAACGCGGCCACCTGCGGAGTCGTGAAAGACCATGCGGTCCCGAGGCCCGGCCAGGGGATCATGATTCCGGCAACGGCTATCGGAATCTCACCCACAAATCCTGTGAAAGCAGGCCCGTTTTCGGCATACAGCGTCGCAGCCGCTACGTAATCCTTGAGGCTGGCCGCTTGGCTGGCGTCGGGTTCCCGCGGCGTCATCGAGAGGATGTGTTCCTGCTTGAAGGTTTCGATTCTCAATCCTCAACCTCAAGTTCCCCGATAATCGCTGTGACGGTCAGAGGAAGCGGCTGATTCTGTAAAATGGTTATGCGCCCGTCGCGGTCCCATCCCAGGTTCGTCTTGCGGAAGTCCCGTGTTTCAGGGACAAACTGCCCAATCGCATCCGTGTTTTTGGGATAGCGCATCTGGTCGCCTGAGACGTTCGCGCCCAGCGAGTTCACAAGGCGCGCGGTGACGTTATTGAACCGTTTTAGCGCGCCCTGCGCGGTCCCGGCGCGGGAGCCGCCTTCCGGTCGCGGGGTAACCAGCGTCGAGTCGAAGTGCAGGCCGATTTCGGCACGTAGGACCGTAGGGCTGAGGCCCGTGACGGCGCCGCCAGTTACAACCTGGGACGGATAGACTCGCCCATCCCCCAGAATATCGACCATCTGGCCTTCCAGATGATTGAGGCCAGAAAGCGAGGACTGCGGTCCCGAACCGCCCGGCCCGACCAGCGAACCGCCTGTGCCTGAGAGTGGCGAGGCATCGGCAGGGAATATGACGGTGAAATGATCGGCGTCCAGAACCGTATTGACAGTCAGAGAGCCGTTGAAATAGCTGGGCGTGATTCCCGAAGCAGTAAACACATCTCCAGGCGAAAGACCATGGCCCGGAACGTAGAACGTGGCTAAGTTGTAGTCGGTTGAAGTCCCGCCGATGGTTCCAGTGGTCTGAATATCGTAAATGTTGAGGGTTGCGGTGACGGTCTTTACGAGGTCGCCGTCCGCTTCCGCGAATGCCCGTACCCGGATATTCGATAGAACGGTAGCGAAAGGAATGGTCGCGCTGAACGGCCCTGTAATCGGGGTGCTCCCAGGATCGGTTCCGAAGAAATCGAAAAAGGATAGCCAGGAGCCGCCACCATCGAGCGAATATTGCATGTATGCTTCATTCGATCCGCCATCGTTTCCGATTCTGCTTAGGGTGCCGTTGCAGATTACTTTCAGAATGAGGCTGGTATAAGCGCCACTGGCCGCCGCCCAGGTATTCCACTCCGTAGCAGTCGTAAATGGCTGAATGAGATGCCCGATTGTTTGCGCCTTGACTGTGGCGAATGTGGATGTGTCACCGTCAATAGCGTTCCCTGGATCAGTGCCGGCCGCAGCCGGAGACAGTGCGGGAACGGGATTCGTGAACGCCGTGGGACGCCGAACTTCCTCCGTGCCGCCAGTGACCGGCCCATGGATCTGCGTGACGTTGACCGAAGTGATTTGCACCGTCGCGGCGGGAGAATAACTCAGCGCGCAATCGACGCCCAGGTTTCCGTAATAGCCGGTTTCGGTGTCGAGATATTCGACGTATCGCTTCGTCGCGCCGTTGATCGTGCGGTTGACGATGACCCAGACTTGATCCTTTTCGGCTGTCGGGTTCGGGATGACGGCCACACTCTCAAAGCGTCCTACGGTCACTTGCCGGTGCCAGGCGATCACATCCTGCGGCTTCTCGTAGGTCATACCGAGCAGAACGCCGTCCGCGCGCACTGACCAGACAATCGAGTCCTTTTCGTGCTGGTAATCCATCTGCGTGATGCCGCCGGCGGTAATGTGCTCGGAATAGAGCGTCAGATCCGGTGCCGAATAGGAGTCGGTGTAGAAATCGTAGGTCAGTTCACGTAGTCGATTCCCCGTGCGTTGCAGGAAGATCAGGGCATTATCGAGTTGGACGGGAGAAACGAGGCTCGATCCGTTCGTTGTCTCTGGCTGCGCGTTGACCGCAGCTGGCGTGATGGGGTCGGTCGAAGCGCCGCCGGAGACGCGCCATTCCTGCCCGGTAGTTCCAGAGAGCAATACGCGCGACGGCGCCATCCAGCGGATAGCGTTCACGCGGTTGGAGGCCAGGGTGAAAGTCAGGGCTTCATCCGCCTGTGCCGTGCCTGGGTCGAAGTTCTCATAGTCCGAGGATTGGCTGGCCCAAATGGTATCGGGGTTATTAGTGCTCGCGGCCCACCAGGAGCGTTGCTGGAACAGCGTGACCGAGCCGGGATAGCCGCGCACGTCCGACCACGCGCCTTCGCGGTAGGCGACCGATGCGGTAGTCGCGCCAAACGCTGTCACTACCGTGGCCGTTACGGTCGTGCTGTTCGTGAACGCTGTGACTTTGGCATATCCCCAGGTCGTCCCATGCTTCAGGCGCCAGAGTGAGCCGATATGCCCAATTTGGAAGATGGACGCACTGGCTGTGAGCGTCACAGAACCCGTCGTGCCGGATGGTGTAATCGTCGAAGTGGTGACTTCGGTCAGATAAGGCCCGTCCAGAAAATTGATGGGCGTCAGCGTCCAGACCGTATCCGAAGTGCGCGAAAGTTTCTGCGGCGGGTGACTCGAATGCGCGAGATAGAGCACGTCCGCCGACTGCGTAAAATGCAGATCGAAAACTTCGGATTCGAGATAAGGCGTTACGACTTCGACGGGTGTTCCCGGAGGCGATTCGACGCGCGCGCCGGTCCGATAGATGCGGATGTATAAGTCCCCAAATTCGAGGATGTAAGATTGAACCGTCGAAAACTCAAAGGGAATGAGCCGCGATTTCTTGCTGCTGTCCTTGGTCTCATCGACAAAGCGAGTTCCAGCGCGCCGCGTGACGCCGCCATGCTTGAAACAGGTCAGATTCTCGATGGTCTTGGCAGAGTTTACATACTTTTGGAGGTCGGAACGTCCTTCCATGAGAGGGGACCATTCTCCGGCATTCATCGAATTTTGTATGACGCGGACGCGGGCCATTTTATCGGATATCAGTCAGTGTCGTGATGTCGGTGCGGTCGGGCGAGCCTTCTTGCCCGTCCACGGTGCGCGCTTCCTGCAAGCGGGCCTGATACAGTCCCCACATTTCCTGCGATAGGGAAGTTGAGCCAGAGATCGGATAAGCCATCGCAGAGGCGAGACGAAACGCCGTGGCATCGAATAGCAGGGAATCCATGTCCGGCGCTGCAATGCGCTTGATGTAGCGGATATTCGCGGTACTGGAGTCCGTCAATAGAAATCCGCTTTCCAGTTTAAACACGTCGCCACCATCGGCGTAATGTTCTTGTTCGTTCAGCGAGAGAATCCGCAGGTTGTCAGTTGGAAGAATGAATTTATGTTTCCACGAATAGACGGGGGCTGTGGTTTCGGTGAGTGTGGCGCGGTCAATCGCCACGTTCCACGGATGGGCGCGCAGAACCGCGTCCAGCGTTGGCTGGAAAAGGCGGTTCGCGAGGCGCGCCCGTTCCGTGTCATCCGAGAGAGCCACAATCGGGTCATCCCCCAGAAACGAGAGAGCTTGGTTTACGAGGTCTTCAGAGGTTGCCATTTATCTTCGCCTTCTTCGGATCGGAATATAAAAGTCAATCGTTGCCGTGGGCGTTCCCGTCGAAACCGTCACCGAATGAATGGAAAAGTGCGCGATATTTCCAGAGGCGGTGACGTTTGCTCCGCCGGTGAGTGCGACCGTTCCCGCTGATGCCGACATCGAACTTCCCGACGCCGCCACACTTGCGCCCGCCGAGGTCGTAACGGTTCCGGCCGCTACAGCGAGAGCATTTCCGGTCGCGGTAACATTTGCTGCGCCTGAAAGACTGACTAATCCCGCTGTTGCCGCCAATGCAATTCCGGTCACTGCCACGCTCGCGGAACCTGCTACGGAAACATTTCCAGCGATCGCGCTAATCGAGTTTCCCGTAACCGCTGTATTTGCTGCGCCGGAAACGGAAACGGTGCCAGCGGTTGCCGCGACCGAGATTCCCGAGGATGAAACATTCGCGCCGCCGGTGAGGGAGACGGTTCCGGTTGATGCCGCTATGGAATTTCCAGTGGCTGCTTTGGTCGCTCCGCCAGAAAGAGAAACTGTTCCCGCGCTCGCCGCGATGGAGGAACCGGGTGCTGAAACATTGGCGCCGCCGGATTCTGTGACTGATCCAGCCGTTGCGGTTATGGCAATGCCCGTCACCGCGACCGTGACTCCAATGGAAAGCGACGGTTCGCTAACCGCAGGTTGGAAAAACTTGGATGGCGAAACTACGGCAAGCGCTGTTGGCTTCGAGACAAGCGCCATGGACCTAGTTCAGCGATTGCATAGATGTATATTCCGTCTTAATCGTTCCGCCCGTCACGGAAAAGGTCACCGAGAATGTCAAACAACCGAATGCGTTGCTCACGGTTCCGGTAGTGTCCACCGAAACGGCAGCCGTAGATCCAAATACAATGCCCCAGCCACCACCCGCCGTTGCAAGCGTTCCTTGCGATTCAAACGAGCCTTGACACCAGCAAGTCGAACCTGAGGCGGCGGAAGAAATGGTGCGAAATACGAGTTCTCCATCCAGACGCCAAGGTTGGTTTGAAAGAGATGCAGTGACCGTCTGTGCCCCCGACGCTCCGAGCGATACCGCACCAGTGAAAGAAGTCGTCGAAGCGCCGGGACCATAATAAGGCTTAACGATCAGCGTTCCGGTGGCCGGAGTGGTGATAATTCCCGCTGCCGTGAACCTGTAAATTTGTCCCGCAAACGGAGCGGCCTGTCCGAAGCCGATGGGAAAGGAAGTGTTGCATAGCGTGAAGGGAGTAAAGATGGAAGTCTCGACGGTCGTCGGCGTGACCGAGGATTCCACGATCATTGCATCGGCTATGGAACTATTGAAATATTGACGAGCCACTTAAATCCTCCATGTCGGACCCTGCGTTTGATTGTACGAAAAAACGGTGCTGGCGCTGGCTTCCTTGAATGCGGCGATACTGCTACTCCAATTGGCGACTGTCCCCGTAAATGTGCAGGTCAATGTTCCGCCTGCCCCATTCACATCATGTCCGCCACCGTCGGCGCCGGTGATGTTTGATCCGGTCATCAGTTCATCGGTGAAGGGTGCGCCGGCGCCGCCGACCGCTGCATTCACGGCCACGACTGCGGTGCAGATTCCGGCGCCCGCTGCGACCAGAGAAGGCGCCGGGTTGTTTGTAGTCTGGCTGGACAGCGAATTGGAGGTATCGAGTGCGCCTCCTGTGGTTGATCCGCAATCAATTACCGCGGCATCAATTCCCGTTGCGGACATGGTAACTGTTATCGACGTGACGCCAGTCAGTGAACTTAGCTTGTAAAAGATATAGGCATTGCCGCCCGTCGAGGTGCCATGTGAAGCGAGGGCGGTCCACGTTTGGCTCTTGCTATCCGTGATGCCCGAAATGGTCACGCCTGAATTGACCACAAAAAGCCCAATCAGAAGATTTCCCGTCGAGCTGGTAATCGTCAGCGTGACGGGACTCGCTCCTGCGCTGGTCGGAACACTAACCCGATTGAACGTAATCGCCATTACAGGAGTTGAATAATCGCGTTGCCTGCGGTTTGTGCTGGAAAAGTGATCGTAAAAGGGCCGTTGGTGGAAGTCTGATCGGAAGTGAAATTCAAGACCAGCACGGTCGGTTGGCCGCCGAGCGAAGCATTGTAAATCACTGCGCCTCTAGCGGTGATCGTTGCCCCGGTCCAGGTGATCGAAGCAAATAGGCCGCAAGCCGTGTCCGTGGATAAAACGGGAGTCGTGCTCACGAGGGCCATGGCATTCCCGATCAGCGTACCGCCAGGGCCGATGCCGCCGGTCACGTAGGTTCCCGAACTGCCGACTTCGTTGGTATTGGAATAGCCGGTAGTCGTTTTGTCGAGAGATGCGGCGGAAGTATAGAGCGCGATGCCGAAGACGTTTGTCGTTGCCAGAACCGTGCCCATGGCTCCCGAGTTCGCGCCGTTTGGATTCGCCATTGTGACGGTTGTCGCAGTCGAGGCCACACATAGAAAAGTGCCATTATTCCCAGCCGTGGCAAAGCCTGAGAAATTCAGCACCAGGCCCGCATAAGCATTTGCTGTGCCGTTGGTGAATGTGCCCGTATAAACGGTGCAGGCCGTTCCGCCTGGACCTAGCACGCCGCCTGCTGCTGCGACCGAGGTAACCGTATTGGTTGCGGTCAGTACGGTTAGGTTGTGCATGGCCTGAAGGATTTGACGTTTATATGAGTTGCAAATTGCCTGGGTAATCGCCATTTATAAATCTCCTACTTCCGCGCCCATCTTCGGCAATTTGGCGGGATCAACAATGATTTCCACGCCTTGACTCACAAGGTTTCCATCGGCATCAAATGTTTTCGTGGTGATTGCTTTGCCACAATCTATTTCTTCGGTTGTTACTTCGGTTTTCAGGTCCGACATAAAAGCCTCGCTGTCAAGGAAGTCGTTCCATCGCCGCCGGTGATCTTGGGTCGGATGTACAGCGGATTTTCGAGCACCTGCTTGATCGAATTGGCCGATACCGAAATGGCGGTCTGCGTCGGGTCCGTGAGTCCCGCCGTATTCGTCGGAACGTCTTCGTTCGATCCCTCGACAGTAACAATCGCGCCGCCGAATGTGCCGTAAACGTGCAGGCACTTATCGTTGTAATGCCCGAGCAATTCCCAACTTCCGTCATCGCCGGAAAGCAGGCCGGTCCATTCCTTCGTGTTGGCGAAAGGATGTAGCTGCGTCGGGATCGTACTGGCTGCGCGTGTCGCCACGTTAGCCGTTTACGAGTTTGGCGAATTTCGCGTGAGCCGATGCCACTTCGGAGTGTTTCTTTTCCGCCGCTGCGAGTTCCGCCTTCTTCGCATCCAACTTTTCGATCAGCCGGTCATATTCCTCGGCCTTTGGCGCGAGATCATCGGCCTTCTTTTGCAGTTCAAGAACTTCCACCTCGACGAGGCTCAGGCTGTTTCGGGCTTCGTTCAGAAAACCGTGCGCGTCCTGCATGTTTTTGTCGATCATTTAAAAATCTCCTTTAATACGCAGAGCAAGTTATTCCCAGAACATCGGAGTTCGTCCAATTGACGGGAGTTCCCACCGTTGTTCCATAATTCGTGAATGTCGCGCTTGTCGTAGCCGATGCCGTCTGTTGAATAAACGCGCCTCGGTTGCGATTCTGTGCTGTGCAATTCCACCCCGTGCTCGCGGTCGGCAATCCAACCACGCCCGTACTGGTTCCCGTTCCCGTTCCTACTGTCACCGTGAAGGAACAATTTCCATTATTGGAACTGATGGAATCCGCAGAAGTATTGAAGTGCGTGGTGATGGTCGGGGCTGTCTGAGAACACAACAATTTAGCGGGACCGCCAACAGGTCCAACTTTTAGCGAGTTGACCAGCATAGTGCAGGCGGCGTTGTCGCAGAAAATATTGTTGCCGGGAGCGCCTTCATTGACTGGCGTACCTACGTTGACATCCTGAATCCAGATTTGATTTTCGCCGGAGTTGGCATCCAGAATGATTCCGCTCGTCAGGCTTGCCATGGTCGTTTCGAAACGATCTCCGAAGCAGCGGATGCAGTTGATTCCGGTGCCCGTGCCTGAGGCTTCAAACAGTCCACCATAAACGCCTGTGCCTCTCGTTCCATTTGGCGCGATCTGTTCGATCTGTAATCCTATTCTGCCGGCCAAACTTTCCCAGTGTGTGCCGTAGAAAAACACGTTCGATCCGACGATGCTGCATGGCAGTGCGGAAGTCGTGGACTGGCAAATAATATCGCCGCCAATAAAAGTTAAGCTGGTAGTGCTTCCGGCGGTGGAGAAGGCAATCTCATTGTCCTGGCCGGCACGCAAATCCGTTACCAGGCTGTGATTCACGAAGCCCGTAGATGATCCCCAGCCGGAACTGCCATAGAAGGCGATTCCCGTTCCGCGCGTCTTGTTGGAAACTTCTTCGCGCAATCCAGTCCCCGGCAGGGCCGCCGAGATCACATAGTTCGCACCGTAGGCTTGGCCTGTACAGCAAGCAATTTGCGATTTCTCCAAAAGTGTCGTAGTCGAAGCGTAGGGCATCCAGTCAATCGCCGGCGCGCCGGGATTGGAGGGAGCCGTAATCGTAATCGAGCAATTTCCTGAGCCGGGGCAGGTTCCCGCAGTCGTAGCCGAGGCTTCCGCCGATGGCAGCGAGAATCCCCAGCCGGTACGGTGCGCGACTTTCACGAAGACTTGCACGCCCGCGCCAAGCGAGCCGCCAGCCGTGGCCGTCACGGTGGGCGAGGCTGGAGCCGAAAGTCCTGCATAGCTGAAGCCATTCACTGAAACGCCGTTAAATTGAGTGTCCGAGGTGTCCTTAACTGCGACTCCCACGCCGGTTGCCGTATTGTCGTGAAACGAAATGTTGTCGAAGATGGGGCCGGCATAAGAAGCGCCGGACCCGGTGTAGGGAGACGTTTCTACGATAATCGTTCCTGCGGGAATGCCGGAAATCAATTCAATCGAGCAGGGATAGGCGTTCGTTCCCGATTGATGAATGCCGCCCGTGCCTCCACATTCAAAACGGACTCCATCCTTAGCGGCAAGATTGATTCCAACCGTGGCACCTTGTGAATCTGTTGCCGCTGTCGAGATACCATACCGACCAGGGTTCAGGTGAATCGTTCCGCCGCTCGATGGCAGGGCCGCTACGCAAGCGCGCAAAGCGACCCCAGCATCGACGGTAGGTGTACTTGCTCCGAGTGTGGACGGAGCACTGTAGGGAGACGAGGAACAATCTACCCAGGGATTCGGCCCGGAAAACAGACCGCTGCCGCCCTGTGAACCGCTGCCGCCTTTAGCGGAACCGATGCCCATGCCGATTGAGCCGACGACGTTGCCGACGAAGGCGGAAACACGCATACGCACATGCGAATATCCCGACACGTTGGCTTGCCAGACGCCAGTTGAAGTGGTGGAAGTGACGGCCGAGGAGCTGTTGCTGGGCGTGGCGCTGATGGCTACCCAGGTGGTTTGATTATCCGCCGAAGCCTCGAATTGAACGGTGCTCGCCGACGCATTGGTGGAGATAGCGAACGTCGCGCCGCCGGAATTGTTGTTCACGAAATTAACGAGGCACGATGCCGCCGTAGTGCAATCCGTCGAGGATGCGGTGAGAGTTGCAGTCACGCGCTGTTGGGCGCAAACCGGCATCGCCACAATAAGCAGCAAAAACAAACATAACTTTTTCACGAAGGAAACTCCTTTCCCCGAAGCGGGGGAGCCGCGCAATGCGAACTCCCCCTGCCCGGATCAATCCACAACGTAATCGATGTTGCCAGTGAGCACCGAGGCCGCCGTCCAAGCAGCTGCGGCGTTGGTGGCAACAACTGTGGTTTCCGCAGCCGTTACCGTGCCGTGCCCGAGTGCCTGAGTCGCAATCAGGGCAAACTTGGCAGTGGATGCGGTTACCGCAGCGGCCATATAAGCGCCGCTCGACGCGGAAGTGCCGATGGCGGTGGTTGCGGTGGCTCCCTGCGTGGCGCTCCATGCGATGTTGCCGCCGATGAGCCGCGCGTTGGGAGGAATCCTGCCGAGGGTGATGGTGTCTCCCGTGGCGAGGCCGGAACCCGGAAGCGTGCAACTGAAGTACAAGGTACGCAGTCGCCCGCCAAATTCATTATGTTTGACCAGCTTGACCGGGGTGCCCAGCACCTTCGCCATCTGGTCGGAATTGAATACAGTAGCCATATCTTTTCTCTCCTTAGCTTTTCGCTTTTGTGGAATACGGGGCAGGGAAGACCCGCCCCGCCAGCAGCGTCATTCACGGGCCTGCTAGTCGCCCGCAAAAACTACTTGGTGTTGTCGATCTTGAAACGGACCAAACCTTCGCCCTGCACGCGCACGGAGCCGAGCGCCATCTTCGAGTACACCTGCCAGTTGTTCGATTTGTCGGGCCGCTTGTCTACCGAGGTGTCCATGTCCACGGCCATCGACAGGCCCATGGCGTTTTCCTGCCAGGCATAGCCGTAATACAGGTTGCCCGAGGGGTTCGGCATCAGCGTGCTGGTGTGGAATTTGAAGCCCAT